ATGAGTGACGAGAAACAAATGACACTTAAAAAAGACGCAGGATTGCCTTCATCAATATTGTTTGAAGATGATGCTGCAGCAGGTTTTGAGAATGTAAAGACAACTAGTTTGGCTTTACCTATCTTAAAACTTTTGCAAAATGGCTCAGGAGAAGCACAAAGACGTAATCAAAATTATGTTGAAGGTGCAGAACCTGGTATGTTCTTAAATACAGTTACAAAAAAATTGTATGATGGAGCAAAAGGAATAGAAGTTATTCCTTGTCATTACAAATTAGAATATCAAGAATGGGCAGACTTTGGAACTGGTTCTAATAGACCAGAGAACATTTATGCTGATGATTCTGATATTCTTTCAAAAACAACCAAAGACTCATCGGGTAAAGACAGACTAGACAATGGTCACTATATCCAAACTACTGGTCAACATTATGTGTTGATTGTTAGTGATGATTCTGTTGAGCAAGCTTTGATATCTATGAGTTCATCTCAAGGTAAAATAAGCAGAGGATGGAACTCTATGATGTTGTCTATTACCTTTGAAGGTAAGAATGGACCATACAATCCATCATCTTTTAGCCATAGTTATAAACTAACTTCAGTTTTAAATTCTGGTAAAGGGAATCAATGGTACGGTTATAACGTTGCTAAGATTGGTCCAGTTAAGGACGAAGCTTTGTACGAACGTTCTAAAAAGTTTTACACTAGTTTAGCTAGCAAATAGTGTGATTAGTGGGCGGCTGATGGAGACGTAAGCCGCCCATGTTTAATTAGAGAGCAATATGAAAGAGTTAAATAAATTTATATATATTTTTGAAGGTTTAGATATCGCCCATGGTATCACTAAAAAAAGTAATGAGGTAAATGAAAAAGGTAAAAACGAAACTAGGTCTTTTACCATACATAAACCACCTATAGAAAAACTATGGCTAGATCATTTAGAAGGTAAAGATCCAGGTCTAGGTATTATTCCAATTAATAGAGACAATAAATTAAAATGGGGTTGTATTGATGTTGATATATATCCTGTAGACCACCAAGGTTTTGTTAAAAAATTACAAGAAAAAAATATTAAAGCAATAGTGTTTCGTTCTAAATCTGGAGGTGCACACATTTTTGTTTTTACAAAAACTTTTGTTCCAGCGATTGTAATGAGAGCAAAATTAAAAATTATAGCATCAGAAATTGGTTATGCGAGAGCAGAGATATATCCTAAACAAGATACTATCAATGTTGCTAGAGGCGACACAGGAAGTTTTTTAAATTTACCATATCATAATTGTAAAGACTCAGTGAGGTATGCATTTAATTCTAAAGGAATTAAAATGTCATTAGAAGAATTTTTTGAGTACCATAACGAAATGGCTATGACAGAAGAAGAACTAACTAATTTTGCTATTGTAAATGAAAAAGAAAATTTAGATTATTTTAAAGGTATGCCACCTTGTTTAGTTACTTTACTAAGTGATGGAGTTCCAAACGGACAAAGAAATAATTGTATGTACAATGTTGGTGTGTATCTTAAAAAAAGATATCCAGAAAATAATGAGTGGAAAGGTCGTATGCATATATACGATGAAAAATTTATGAAGCCACCATTAGGTTCTAATGAAGTTGATGTATTAAAAAAATCTTTAGAAAATAAAGAGTATAGATACAAGTGTAAGGATGAACCAATATCTAGTTTTTGTAATGCTAAAAAATGTGCAACAAAAGAATTTGGCATAGGTGAAGATGGTCCTACTTTAGAAATTACAGAGATTAGAAAATATGAATCTGAACCACCAATCTGGTTTGTTTCATTAGATGGCCCTACAGTAGAAGTAGATGGAGCAACACTTCATGATGCAGAAAAATTTTCTGTAGCATGTATGGAACAGATTGGAAAACCTTTAATGCCTGTACCTAAACATGCATGGAGAAAAGCATTAATAAAATTAATGGTAAACGCTAAACCAATAACAGCACCAGAGTCTTCTAAAATTAGTGTTCAACTAACTGAAATATTATCTGAATACATTAATAAAACGCCAGGTAGAGATAGAGAAGATATTTTAAGGGGTGTTGCATTTACAGACAAAGAAGGCATTACGATGTTTAAGTTTTCTAACTTCTGGAAGTATTTATTAAGAACAAAAACTTGGGCCGACAAGACATATCCAAAACAAAAAACATTAAGAATGTTACAGCAGCTATTTAAAGCAACAGAAACTAGTCCAAAAATAGATGGTAAGACTCATAGAGTTTTAGAAATGAACCATGTTAATTTAGATAAACCAGTAACAAAACAATATGAAATGGAGAAAGATCCATGGGAGTAATTAGAAAAAAGATAATGGGTCCACCAGGAACAGGTAAAACTTATAGACTTGTTAATCATTATTTAAACAAAGAAATCAATGATTTACATACTAACCCACAAAAAATAGCTTATGTTACATTTAGTAAAGCTGCAGCATTAGATGGTGCAGACAAAATTCAAAAAGTTTTTCCTGGTGTTGAACTTTTATATGTATCAACTTTACACGGTATAGGAACAAAAGAGTTAGCTATTAACACAAAAGAAAAATTATTAAGTGGTAAAAAATGGAAACAATTTAAGAATGTATTTCCAATTTATTCTGCAGTTAATTTTGATACTTTTATAAACGAAAACGGAACTACCATACATCAAGATAAAAATTTACAAGTTATAAATTATGCTAGAGCAAAACTAATTAGTTTAGAAGAAGCATCTATACAATTAAATTATCATCAAGGCACTGTAGATATATTTTTTGTACAACAATTAGAAAGAGATATTGAATACTATAAGAAATCAAACGTTATGTATGAATTTTCTGACATGATTAAACTATTTGTTGAGGAACAAAAGCATCTTGCTCTCGATGCAATCTTTCTCGATGAAGCCCAAGATCTAAATCCTTCGCAATGGAATATGTTTTTTTACATTGAGTCCAAATGTAAACGATCATACATTGCGGGGGATGACGATCAAACAATATATAACTTTCAAGGTGCAGACTCTGATATATTTATTGATCTTGAAGGTGAGAGAGATGACCAAGAAAAATCTTACAGAGTTCCTAAAGCAATACATAGAAAAGCTTTAGAAATATTGCCTTATATAGATAAAAGAGTTGATAAGAAATGGTATCCTAAAGATGAAGAAGGAGAACTTATAGAAAATTGTTTTTTAGAAGACTTAGATTTTAATAAGGGAGAGTGGATGATTTTAGCAACAACTAATAAATTGCTACAAGATTTTTCAGAACATTTTTACAGAAAAGGTTTAAGAATTTTTGGTAAAGGTAATACTATTTTACCACAAAAAACATTAGAAGCTTACAGAACTTGGAATAAATTAAATGATGGTCAGTTAGCTACAGTTGAAGAAACAAAAAACATGTGGACGTATTTAAACTACAACAAAGATCACGTTAAATATGGTTATTCTAGTGGCAAGACACTAAGTGGTGATGAATTAATATCTTTAGATATTTTAAAAAAGAATCACGGTTTATTAATTGAAGGTGACTGGCAACAATTAAGTTTTGATGAGGATGTAAAAAAATATATAAAAAGTATTTTAAAAAGTGGTGATGACTTGTCAACAGATCCAAGAATAGAACTGTCTACAATACATGGGGCCAAAGGTAGAGAACGAGAAAACATTGTTTTGTGTATAGATTATGGAACAGAAACTCAATCAGCAACGTTATCGCAAAAAGCAGCAGAAGATCCAAACTCTACACATAGATTATTTTTTGTTGGTGTAACACGAGCAATGCAAAGATTATATATTTTATCACCATTAACATCACACTACTACACAATAGGAGGACAAATAATATGAAACCATATGACAAACAAATCGGAGGATCCCACTATCAAAAATATAAAATTCAACCCAGCAAGTTTGTAATAGAGAACAAATTGCTTTACCCTGAAGGATGTGCTATAAAATATATTATTAGACATGCAGACAAAGGAAAGAAACAAGATTTATT